GCTTGGCCATTTCTTTTATTTCTTTCTTGTCAAGCACTTTTATCAGGGTCTCTATCTCATCATTCTTATAGTTTGGATAACAAGATTGTATGAAATCAAATATCTTAGTTTTCTTTCCTTTACCTTTTGGTGCTTTCAACCAAGGGTGGAATTGTTTCTGTCCTGATCCACACAAACACAATAGTTTCCAAAACAGCAAACTATCTCCTTCGTGTTTCTGTATTGTACTGAAGTACTTGTTACAGAATTCATTCACGCTCTCTATGTATGCTTCTTGCAATATCTTGTTTGATTTGACACTCGAAGCAAACCTCATACTAACATAAGATGAGAAAGTTTTCTTTAGTTCACTATCCAAACTGTTATACCAATCTTTGTTGCCCACATCAAGGTTATACAACATCTGGTTCAAGTTTATGCTTGGCTTACTCACAGAAAATCTCCAACGTTAATCACGTCTGGTATCTGGTTTATTTCTTTCGCAAAGAACATACATGGTGGATTTGGCCTGTCATTTAATGGTACGGACATGATGTGACCATGCTTTAATTTTGGAAAATACCATTTTACATCTTGGAATACATTTACAATCTTTATTTCGTGACTTTCGGTCATATTCACTGTCAATGGATTTATCACCATTGCTTCAAATCCTCTGTCATTGATACTAGTCAAAGGAACCATTTCACATTGTCCTAACTCCTTTTCAATGACCATCACGCTCCAATCTATAGGCATTTGTATCGTGTGTTCACCTACTTCCATTACCATACTTGGTGCGTTGAAAGTTTCCATAAAGATCAAAGGTATGAAAAAGAAATCAATATTCTTATTGTTGTTCGTATCAAGAACACAGTACTGAATGTCATCTCCTGTTTCAGGAACCTTATCTAAATTAAATGGTGTGTTGTCTGTTTTTAATATCTTCATATGTTTACCTTGTTTATAGTATACGGATAATTTGCCTCTTTGTAAAACTTTTTTCTTGTGGTCAAGTGTCTTTTTGAAAACTTACAACTAGATGTTATATCCCATATCTGTACATGATCCTTGTCTTTTGCTTTTCTAATACCTCTACCAATACTCTGTATTACCCTTACAAAACTCTTGCCTGGCTCTACCAGTATCAAATTAAATATTCTTGGTAAATTGATACCAACTGCCGCTACGCCATATGTTGCTATAAGAACTTTATATTGTTCTGTTGCTACTTCATCATATTCTTCTTGTCTTTCTTCCATTTTAGTTTTACCTTGTATGAATACACTACCAGGTATCATATCTTTAAGTAGCTCACCAGTCTTTATCCTATCTACAAGTATCAAGGCATTACCGCCAGATCTTATTTCTTCCATTAGGTTACCGATAAACTGTAACCTTGATGTGTTTGTGGTAAGATAAGTCAGCTCTTCTTGGTAAGATCTAAATGCTTGATTATCTTGTGTCTGTATCACATTCACGTGACAGTTTGCTAACACACCTTTGTTCTGTAACTCACTGGCACTTAACTTGCTTATAACTTGTCCTAAACTTGCTATAAGACTTGCCTTCTCATATTCTTCTTTTGGTATTGTTCCTGTCAGTCCCCAACGTATTGGTACGTCAGCAAATGGACCCGTCAGTAACTGTTTTAACACATCTGCTTTTGCCATGTGTACTTCATCTACCATCACACAAACTACGTCATCTAAAAATTCATCTAACGGAAAGTCTGCTTCAACTTTTTTAGTCTTCTTGTGTAAAACATTCAAACTCTGCCATGTACAAATTGTGTGCTTGTGATTTAATTCTTTTCTTTCTCCATAGTAAACACCAACATCAAGACCCAAGTTGATGTAATCTTCTTCTGTCTGTGTTACTAGACTCTTGTTAGGAACAATTACTATTGTTCTACCATACTTCTGACACATCTTACTCAATGTGGCAGTAATAATCGTCTTACCTGCACCTGTGGCTATTTCCTGTAAGCACTGTGGATTAGCAATGAAGTCATTGATAACTTTGACCTGGTAATCTCTTAAAACTATAGGTTGTCCTTCGTGTGTATGGCCTTTTGGCCAATTGATATGTGCTAGATGTTCTGCATCAACTTTCTCAAAATCAAACTTGTATTCTTTCCTGTCATCTTTGATTTCAATTTCAAATCCTTGTTGTTCTATGATAGGTAATATTTTATCAATAAGATTTAACGAAGTCCTGCCACCTATGTCACAGAATCTAACAAACCCGTCCCATCTTCCCAACTTATATGCTGGCAAGTGGTAAGCATATGGAACAAAATATTTTAGTTTATCTGATATCTTACGGCGTGTGGTTACGTCAAGTCCTTCGAATTTGACGTTTACCTCGTCTTTGATATGTAATATTGCTTTTTGCATACTGTTATTGTAACACAGTCTTTATTTTTTTGCAAACAATTCAGCATCATCTAATCCAGCTACTCGCAATTTCACAATATTGTTGATCTGGAACTGCTTGGCATCTATTGCCTTCATCAGTCCAAGATATTTGTTTCTTAAAAGAGCAAATTCATTTACGACATTTGCCATGTCAACTACTTCCTGTTCACCATCAATATAATTCTTTACATCATTCGATGTCAGTGCCCTTTGATAGTTTTCAAGATATCTTTTATAGAACTTACTTCTAACTTTCCTTAATTGTATATTAAGAAATTCGAGTATCGCTTCTATTTCTTGTAGTTGATTAAAACGGTGTTCAACAATACCTGGAATCCTTGTAGCATTCTTTTCAATGTTGCCTGCTAGTCCACATTCGACTCTTGCTTCCTCTAGTTGTGATTCGTAGAAAGTGATGCAATCTGCTATCTTTCCTAAATTAGCGGATACCTGACCGTACCATCCTTGTGGCATTACCACTCCTCTGTTTCTTCGTCGTACCGGTCTTCTTCATCTTGTCCATAGTATTCTTCTATGGCCGCTTCAAGATAGTGATCGCTGTCCTTGATTTCTTCCAGTGATGACTGATCTAAATTAAAGTCATCTATTAAAGTGACGTATGCTCTTGCGGCATCGAGTCTGTCCTTTTGTGGTACATACTCAACCAATTTTTGCCATGCCTCAAGAAGCATCTCCGCCTCCTGCTGAATCTTCATTAGCCGTTGCTCCTTCGGTTTTATTTACCTCACCAGCAACTTCACTTTCTTTGAACTCAGCCATTACAAGATCTAAGTTTTCTCCGGTCCATTGTTTTCTATAATGCTTATGTTCCTTGCCAAATCTGTCAATATACTTCAATCTATTTCCTTCTTTGACTAGAAGACCTTTCTTCTCAAACAATTCAACAAGTCCAGAATATGGATCCATGCCAGATTCATATGGAATTTTTACCTGTACAGCCTCAAACGGTTTGTTAAACCTTGACTTCATTACCTTACAAGCAGATCTAATACCAGTTACATCTGATATCTTATTACCATCTTCATCTTCTTTTAGTTTGAGTTTCTTCATCGCAACTACAACTGAACTTGCATACACAAATCCTTGTCCACCTGATATCTTGTCATCTGGGTCAAACATATCTTGTGATGCATACGTATGGTTAGTTGCTACTAGACCAATGTTTAAACTACCAATCAAATTGACTGTGTTTCTGATCAGTGCTGTCAATGACTTCGCTTTTCTACCTAAGTCACCTTTCATGTCACCTTTTTCAAACTGATCTCTGTCAGTTGGTGTCAACAACATACCTAAACTGTCAATTACAAATAGTACTTTTGGTCTATCAGCTTCTTCTTTACCTTCATAATCTTTTTTATAATTAGAAATAAAGTCACTGATTATCTTTGCAACATCATCTACCATTGAACAATTAATTCTAAGCATCTTTTCTGGTGCTGTGTCAACACCTAATGCCTGTAACCAATCTTCATGTAATGCGTTCTCTGAATCTATTGCTACACAAAAGATACCTTGCTTTTGTGCATTCTTAATTAAATTACCAGAAGCAATCAAACTCTTGCCAGAACCTGATTCTCCTGCCAACATAGTAACCCTTCCTAAAGGAATTCCTTTATCAAAGTCACCACTGATCAAGTAGTTCAAAGTATAGTTTCCTGTAGATACCCATGTGTTTGGATCAGATTCAAAACCTACACTGATACCTTGAATACTTTTTGTTAGACTATGTCTAAATTTACTTACGTCAAACGGTCTTACCATAATTTCTCCTAAAGTTATAGGCTGTGGGTTTCCCCACAGCCATATTATACACTATTACTTGCCAGCCTGTCTACTTCTAATCATTGACAAGATATCCTCTGCAGATACCTTACCACCTGTTTCAGTAGCCGTTGCACTTGCGGTTGCAGGTGCAGGTTGTTCACTAGCCGTTGCTGTCACTGTTTCTGTGACCTCAACTTTTGCTGGTTCAGGAGTTGATTGAACCGGTTGTGCTACAGTTTCAGTTGCTGGTGCAACTGCTGGAGCAACTGTTTCTACTGGCTTTGCAGTCGCAGTAGAACCACCAGACGAAGAATTGTTACTAAAGCCTGCTGGCTTGTAGTACTGACCAAATCTGTCTGGATCGTAAAGCTCACCATCAACAGATGCTTTGAACATCTCTTGAATTATGTTGAGCTCTTCCTGTGAAGGTTTCTTTGGCATATAATCACTTAAATTATGTAAACCATATTGATCAATTGCTGATCTTTCTGATTCACCTAATGATCTTGCCTTGAAACTCCACGTTGAAGTTGAGTAATCAGCATAACCACCTTTTTGAGTTTTCGTTAATTTGAAATCTCTTCCTGATTCATTATCAGTTGGTAGGTCTTCCATTTCTGGATTCATCAATGCCGATCTAATAATGTTAAAAATAGATGGATTAATTACGAATCGTCTGATTGGATTCTCTGGTGTAGTCTCTTCATCTAGTGTTGAGTTAACTACAAAACCTTGGAAGATGTAACTTCTCTTCTTCCAATATTTTCTTCCCATGTCCTCTAATGCAGGATCTTTGAACCAAGTTCTTACTTCTGCAAGTACTGGGCAAGGTTCATTAAACATCTCCATACAAGGTACTTGTACGATAGTAGGTTTAGTGTCTGCTTGACCTTTGATACCTGGAAAAGGTAACTTGATCATTGCTCTTTCTACCCAAAAGAACGTGTTGTCTTTATTTGCGTCTGGTAAAAATCTAAGAGTTGAAGTTGTTCCTTCTGGAATGTTCCAAAAAGGAAAGATTGCGTTATCTGAAACTGAACTACCGCCTGTAGTCTTTTTTTCTTGTTCCGCCAGTTTCGCACGGATTTCTTCTAATGTAGCCATGTTAGCCTCCTTGTGCCTATGTTAGCCTTTGTTAGTATATGTTTGCCTAAACGTAATTAATGCATCTAAGCATTAACTACTAATATATTTATCTTTTGAGAAAAAGTCAACCGGTTTTTTGACTTTTTTTTGGATTTTTTAGATTCCTGCTAAATCTTTGATTCTTGCAATAGTTGGATCCACTGATTCTTCTGGACCAGCGTTGTCCGCCATGGCAATATCACTTTGCATTCTAGATAAACCTTCTTTTTCCAATCTACTCATGTAGTCCTTGATAGTTGATTTTGCATACGCATCATCTTCATCATCATGTAGTTTCTGTAGGTTATCCATTGCTTCCTTGTCATCTGAAGCATCTGATATAATGGCTTCTGCATCACCCATTGCTATATCAAAAGCGTTTCCGCCTTCTTTGACTGAATCTTCTTCTTTGCTGTCACGCATCATGTCTGCTTGATCTTGCATTCTGTCCATGTGGTCAATACGTACCCACTCAATGAAATCATCATTTTGCATCAGCTCATCTATATCTTCATCAGCAACTTCTGTGCCGTCTGTGTATTTCATACCTGATTCTGGTTCAAATATCATGTCACTGTAATCTTGCATATCATACTCAACAGTGTCCAAGTCTATCTGTTTGCCTTTGAGCATGATTGGCTTGTTCTGTGCTGTCTGTGA